GAATGCAGATGCTTTTGCAAAACCAGTTTTATCACCGAATAATATAATTCCAGCACCAGGTGAGTTGATGACTGGATTTATCCTACTTGAGTACAGTTTGTCTCTCTGTAATCTGGTAGGATTGTAAGGAAGTTTAACTGCATTTAAGATTGCTCCTCTATCTGTACCTGCTGGTGAGAACCAAGGGAAATCGTTAATATCAGTCCTTGCACATAATCCCGCAATATCTCCATTTAATGGGACGTAGCGGAACACTTCATTAAACCTATCATACATGTATTTGTATCCACTGTCAAATACACCAAATGTTGTTGATGGAATTGGATCGTAAAAATCAATTAAGTTATCAGTAATTGTTGCATCATCAAGAACTGTTGCTGTTGTTTGACTTCCAGTATCTGAAATAATTTGATTTCTAGATGGTGAAACAAATGCGACTGCATCCTTTCTCTCCTCTGCAACAGCAATTAATGTTGATGCTAACTGTCTAGTCTGATTCTTACCAAGATGTCCACCACCCATGAGTAAGAAGTCAACATTATTGACTCCATCATTTTCGAATACTTTGTATCCTGCTATCAATCCTCCCAATCCAGAATTGAGTGCTCCAGTTGCAGTAATAACTCCAACACCACCATAATTAGCTCCATTACTGAACACTAAATTTTGTGCTCCTGAAGCATTAAATACAACTCCTTCTGCATTTTGATCCCATGAACCATCAGCAAATGGAGTAAAGTTATTACCAGTAAATCCAGTTGTTGTGACACCAATTAGATTTCCTGATAAACCGAAAATGTTAGTAGAATTAGTATAAAGATATTTTCTCCAGTAAGATGGTGATCCGACAGAGAATAGAGCATCTTTTGCCTTTGATAAGTTGAGATGTTTTTCTAAAATTGTACCTGCATTACCACTTACAGTTCCTTTTGCATCAATAACTAAAACATGAACCTCATCAAACCTACCTCCTCTTTTAGCAACATAGTCTGATGTGCCTGGTTTTTCAGCGACTGCATTCCATTTAGATGTTAAAACTGTTTCTTCTCCACCTACAGAAGCAGTAGCAACACTAAAGGTTTGATTATCAAACCAATCTTCTGCTAAACTACTAGTTGTTTGAGTGGATTGACCATTGAAGAATTGAGAAACTGAAATTACTTCATTAGTAATTCTTAAGAATCCTCCCGCATTTACTTTTCCACTAATGTCTACATTTGTGGTAATCCCTACCTTTCCAGCACTATTACTAATTTGTGCTGTAACATCACCTATATTTTGATTACGAGTTAAAATTTTAACCACACTACCTTCAGCATGCTCTAAAGCTGTTGTTCCTTGTGATCCTCTTGATAGTCCAGTAATCTTTCCAAGACCGATTGATGCACCTGTAGCATCGATAAGTTCAGTTCCTATTCCTATAAACGATGCATTAGAAATAATGTCAGACAATCCAGTGGTATTAATACCAATTTCAGTTGCACCTGCTAGTAATGGTGCGTCACCTGCTTGATCTAAGGTTCCAGATTTGTCAAGGAAGAATGAAGTAACTGTAACTCCCTGATTATGCTGTGTTGGAGTTGTTCCTCCAAACGCTCTTACTATGTTGGCAGATGTTGTTCCTGCTCCAGTATTTGGGAAATTAACAATTTCACCACCCGCTGATCCTGCAAATTTGTAAATGCTATTGTAATCTGCTGCTGATTCAACTTGTGTGTTTCCTACCGTTGTTACGACACCTACAACCTTAACTGCGATCTGTTTACTTGTTGATAAACCAGATTCAGTTCCAACTCCAGTAACAATACCCTTAAAGTGCCCTGTTAATGTGGTGCCGTTTGCATCAACCGTGCCAGCAGGAATTGATTGGGTTATACCTGTACCAACATTGATATCTGATACATCAGATAGAGTCAATATTTGATCTGCTAATCCATCAATAATTGCAATTCTAATTCCATTTGACCAAGAACCAGGATTTCGTGCTGCTACTGTAATAGTATCAAGAGTATTTTCTTGATATCCCAATTCTTGATAGTGTTCGGTGCTTTTAATTTTTACAGTTGTTATTCCTGCTGCACCAACAAAACCATTTTTTAAACCGTCATCATCTGCTCGGATGACACTTAGACTTCCTCCATACGATAAGTATGAAGATGCAACCATCCATGTTTCGTACTGTTTATCTGTATCATATGGTTGACCAAATTGGTCAAATAAATCATTTTCTCCAGTTATAACTGTTGGTTCACCGACAGGTCCTTTTTCAAAAGAACCTACGATTCCACCAACTTTTCCAGTTGTACCATCGATCCTTCCAATCGTTAGGTCAACTTCTCTTATAAGAATACCTGGAGATGCTAAATTTAAGGCCATCCCTTACTCCTCGTAATCCAAATTTATCTAAAAATATTTAGGAAAAAGGGTATTTACGATGGGGAAACAATGCGTGAACATCACCAATCTGGATATATATCTTCTATTATAGATTTAACTTTTCTTCTTTTTGTAATTCTTTGTACAGTGCAAATTTTACACTCATATGAATATGCTGATGGTAGTGTTCCTTTATATTTTCTTGTCAGGTAAAAGTCATCTACCAAATTTTTAACTTTACCACAAACTCTACATTTTCTTTCTGAAAATAATAAATGTTCTAATTCTATCTGGTCATTAAATGTCAGTTCTTCTTCCATTCACTTTTTTCTGATTCCTCCATGAACTTTATTCCCTTAAGGGATAAAAGAACTATCTTTGTTTCAGTCATTTTCTTGTCATAGAAAATAACGGGTTGTTCTAGTCCTGCGTCTCCACTCATGCTTTCTCCTCGTTGTCTGGTTTACCAAAAGTTTTATATGCTAGTTGTTCTTTTAAAAAATCAACCTGCATTTTTAAACTTTTATTTTCTTTTTCTAGTTCTTTAATGTGTTTTTCATAAACAGTAATCATGTCTTCCAATTTTTTTAATTTTAATTCTTTATCCCAATCCATCTGCCTTACAAAAATTATTTAATCATTTAATGTTTGCTTTAGAATTGAAAATTTACATATAATCCCACATGTAGGAACGATCCCCATACTCATCAGCATACCATCTATCTCCGTTTGCGTCAACCGTAACCGTTTCTTCCAACCCATCATTAATAAAACCAAATGGTGCCATATCCTGTTCGATTTGATTCTTTTGTTCCTCATACATCCTCTTACGAATGTCATTATCTGTCATCTCTTTAAAGTAATCCTGTGCAACTAACCATGAGAATATTACGAGACACATTGCCAAGTCATCATTACATCCTTCTTCTGCCTCAAATGAATTGTGTTTCTGTGCAAAGGTTGTTAGTTCAGATATGATTTCATAATCACATGTCAATAATTTATCATCCTCCATCATTGCTTTGAGATTACTGCAACCTAATTTTTTAACTGCAGATGTCATACGAACACCAAGTTGTGTTTTCTTTCCACTAAATCCTTGTCCCACAACTTGACCTGCACGACCTCTCATTGATGCCATGAGTAAATTTTCATACTCCAAATCATATTGTATGATACTTGCAACCTGATCACCAATATCATTTACCTCCACTAAAAGAAAAGCATTGTTATAACCCTTTGCCACATTATGAATTATGTTTGGAAATAACATTGGTTTTATTTCATTGTTTCGATATTTTGCAACAACTTTGTATGGAAACTGTGTGATATCAAATACTATAAACGCAGAGTAATCATTACCTAAACCTCTTGCAACATCAACGGTTATCATATAATTATGATCTTCTAATACATTTTCGTAAATATCTAATCCAGCATTTCTTGTTCTCGGACTTTCATAAACAAGATTTCTTAACTTTGCAGGATTTATCAGTGTATTAACAGATCCTAAGAACTCACACTCAAACTCAACCTTAAACTGTTGTTCTGATGTGTTTGCAATTGTTTGTTGTTTCCAGTACTCATCTCTACCTGGCACCTCTGACCAATGCACATCAGTCGGTATATATTCATTTTTATTTCGTTCAGCATCATGCCACATACGATAAAAATGATTCATACCACGAGGGGTAGAAACGATTATAACCTTTGTTTGTGTTCCTGATGAAATTGTTGGATATACAGACGCAAAGAAATCTTCGGCAACATGATTTGGAACGAACGCAAATTCATCCAAGAATAATATATTAAATGACATACCACGAACCGCACTTGCAGATGTGGATGCTGCTAGTATTTTTGATCCGTTTTCTAATTCTAATGATCCTTTATTCCATGCAATAATACCCTGTTGCATCCATTTTGGTAAGTTCTCATATGCAGTTTGCAATCTACCAAGTAGATCCATGGCAATCTTTGCTTTGTTCGCAAGAATACCTATATTAACGTTGTCATTGAATACCGCATAGTGTAAAAGATAAGATACCACAGTAGTAGATTTACCAGTCTGTCTTGGCATCTTGCAGATATTAAACCTGTTTTCATGAAAGTTGCGTACTAATTTTTCTTGGAAAGGATATAAATTAAAAGGAACTAATCCCTCATCAAGTGATACTATCTTTATATATTTTTTTGCAAAATAAACAGGATCATCCTTACATTTCATGAACTCAATGACATTTTCTTCAGTGAATTCTATCGGCGTATTTGCCTTTTTTAGATTCGGATTTCCAAGGTAAACATTATCAGACATAATTTAATCAGCAATTCCAACGACGACGTGCTTGTCTTAATCTGCTATCTGGATCTTTAGCTGCCTTTGGAAACTTCTTCATCTGACCTGCACTTCTTGCACAGTAACTCTTTCTACGATTTGCATCCTTCGAACCTTTTTTTAACTTAGATGGTTCTGTAGTTACAGCAGTCTTTAATTTAGAACCAGGATTCTTACGACGATATGCTTCAACACCTTTCTGTGTCATACCTGCACCACTTTTAGTTGGTCTTTTGTGTCCTGACTTAACACTCATTCCTTTCATATCATCTTCACTTAATTCATTTCTCCAATCAGACATGATTTTTTTTGATGATATTACATCAATTACTTGCACAAAATCATTACCATCTGCATCCTGTAACGTTGTTATTTCTTCTTTCTTCATCTTTTTTGCGACAGCATCCTGCTCTTTCTTTCTAAGCATTGCTTCTTTCTTTGCTTTATCCATCATAACAGATGAACTGATGCCAACCTCTTCTTTTACACCTTTGGTTTTTACACCACGTTTTTCTTTATGTGCTTTGTGTCTTGCGTCCATTGCAACAAGTCTTTCAGCAG